AGCCACACTTCGTCACTTCTAGTGCGTATTTGCTTCACATATCCAAGATCACTTAGTATTTTCTGTGAAACTTTGACAACTTCAGGTCGTTTACTACTTTTCATTTCTATGTTGATCACTGGGTTGTTGATCGCTAATGTTTCTTGTGATCCTTGGAGCAACAGGTCCTCATACCCGTCAACATCTATCTTGATGAAGTCCACATCGGTCAGTTCATAACTGTCAAGGGTTTTTATTTTAATATCGCCTGGTGCCCTTTGCAATTTTTGATTTAGCGGTTGTGCAAACTTGGCTGTTGATTCTGTGTCTCCGAGACCCACTTGATGTAGGATTGCGTTCTTGTCTGAAGGTATATTCTTATTCCAACATTCTACGAACACAGGATTTGGTTCGAAGCAGTGAACGTGTTTGAAATCCTGCATGAGATTCCTCGTCCACATACCCACATTGGCTCCTGCATCAACACATGTTCTCCATTGCTTTACATAACTGTATGCAATTTTACGTAATGGTCCTTGACCATCGCCCTCGTCTTTAAGGAATGTTGGTTCGGTGTGTACGCCTTTGTATGCTACCCAGAAGTCTCTGCCTGTTGGATACATTATTCTTCACACTCTTTACACGCACAGTCTGGGCAGTCCCTACATTCTGTACAAGAACTTCCGCAGTGCTGTTCGCAACCACAAAGTTCACAAATATACTTGATAAGATTATCCATCTGGTGCGAACCTTTCAAGGCACTTGTTGCAGTCGCACACGTCACAGTTTTCACAGTTCTTACACCCTTTGTCGCAGTGTGGATCACAATTACATCTATAACATTTTTCCCTCATCTAAAGATACTTGAACTTCCTGTGTAAATCGGTGTTGGGCAATTTATTCTGCAACATCTGTTTCAAACTTGCCAGCGTCTTTGCTTTTGTTTTGGAATCTAGTTTGGATAGGTTTGCTATTGCCCTCCTCACGTTTCTGTAATTGGCATCCGTGATGTTCAAGGCCCTTTCCAGTTGCGTGAGATTCCTGAAGTGATCTCCCCAGGTTCTCATGTATCTGCGTAGTGCCATAACAGGTACCGGTTGCCTCTGCCTCATGGCTTGTGCTTGATTTTTGTTCTTAAGTTTCTTGGTGATCTCAGGATCTCCTGATACGATGGCCAGCATATTGGCCAAGTCGTTGTTGATCATCCTGACCTGGTCGAACGTGCCCTTTGCCATTGTTTGATCCGCGTATGCTTTCACGAACGGCATTGTTTCCTTGCTCTGGCTCAGCCAAGACAGTGCGAGAAAACTGAGGTAAATTCTTTCTGTGACTTCAGGGAAGGTGAACCTTTGTAAGTCACTAAAACGCCTTATGACCTTGCCCTCAGATACATACTTTAAAAATAGTGTTAACATACACATATTTATAGAGCATATGCAACGAAACTTTATTCTGACCGATGTTATGAAAACGGGATACCATCAGGAACTCGAGAATTTCATCTCGATGCACAGCATGAAAAATCAAAATTTTGAAATGACTGGTGAATATTACGATTTACACAACTACGACTTGGACAGTTATGATCGAAGATTTGCCGTCATTGACGTGAGACTTGCGAATAGCAGGTACAGTGAAAATCAACAATGGGTGGATGAGTTTCATAAAAGATGTGATCTACTACGGAGTCAAGGTTTTGTCTTTATCTGTGCCACACCATGGGAGTCAGTTGAGAATGTACTTGCTGAAAAACTTTATCCCGTGGTAAGATTTGAACACATCAAATGGACAGGAGATGTCAGTTGGTTCTGGTACTATATGTTCAACAAGCATAAGACCAGCAGGTTCAATTTCACCCACGACCACAACGGTAGTTACTGGCATAAGAAACACGACTTCCTGTACCTAAACAAGGCTCCAAGACCACACAGAGTAAAACTGTATGATAAACTTCTAAATGCAGGATTATTAGAAAACAGCATCCACACATTCATTGGCAAGGGTGCGTTTAAATTTGATCATGAATTCAAGGGTAACAATGTTCCAAGAAGACTTGACAAGAAGTATGAACTGCCTGGAGTAGAGCCTGAACACTACCCAAGATTTGGTAAGGATCAGGACATCTATGAACCGCCTTACATTGATACTGTATGCTCGATAGTATCAGAAACAAACGATAACGATTATGAGGTATTCATGACTGAAAAAATATGGAAACCTATAATTGCCCAACACGTTTTCGTAGTCCACGGAAACTACCTATACCTACAAAGACTCAGGGAGATGGGATTCAGGACTTTCGGTGCTTACTTCGACGAGTCATATGATCTAGAGAAAGACAAAGAAAAACGTATCGACAAACTAGTGTCGGTTTGTGAGCAATTGAAATCTAAGTGTGACAACGGAAGTGTAGTTGAGAGGGGCAACAAGAAATGGCAAGACATTTACTTACAGACACAATCTCTTAGGAAGCACAACTATGATACTTTTTTCAACGAGGAAAAGTTGGGTGTTCAGATCAATAAAACTCTAGAACTATTTCTTGAATTTGCTGATAGCCGTTAAATTTCTTCTAGAGAATCCTAGCCTATCAACCAACTTAACAGCATTGCCTGACTTGTCAACAGCAACGAAGCCTTCTGGTTCTGTGACTTCGAGACCACTGTCCGTCTGTTGGAATGATCCTATTGCCTGTGCTTGATTCATTTTCTTAAGCACGAATGCCTTCATTGTCTGCACCGCCCTGTAGAAAGTCAACATTGCCTGTAATGGCTTCTTGGCCCTGTTAAGGAACACGGGCATCTGTTTCATCTTGTCCTGTCTCAGTTGTAAGGCCTTCTGTGCTTTTAATCCTGACATCTGCTGTGCCATCTTATCGTTGTAGTATTTCTTGAATCCTAGCAAGAACTTGTTGGCATCGTTTGGCAGTTTTCCTTCCCTGACCATGGCGTTGATGTACATCTGGAACATTGGAATGAAGTCCTGATTCTGTCCCAGCACACTTGATAGATTCCTCGGAACACCATTCAAGAGGTTCTCAAGTTTCTCGATGCCATTGAAGAACTGTTTCGTTTCTTCGTCAGTGAACTTGGCACTGCCGGACACGTCCTTGTATGTGGCATTGTCAAAGAACACATCATTGCTCTTAGCAAATGAACTTACATCTGCCCCTCCTTGTGCGTTCATGTCTGCCAGAGTGTCTCCCACATATGTCGTGTGGAATATTATTCCAACTTTGGCTCTGTCGATCTGTTTACCCAAGTCACTTGCTTCTGGAACTGCATATGTGATTGTGTTAGGTGTAAATGTTAGGTTTGGTTTGCCGTCCACGTTCTTACGTGTGATGTCCTCGTCTGTGAACAGTAGATCACCTTGTACAACACCCTGTATGTTAAGTTTTTTTAGATGTACAAGACATTTTAATAATTTTTGTCCTAGGTCGTCGGTGCCGTGATTGTTTGCTATGTCTCGCTTTGTGTAGTTCACTTTAGCGTTCTTGGCGAACACAGATTTAGTACCTACGAAGAAACGTCCGTTGTCTGGATTGGTCCCACAAACGACAGCAGGTGCACCGTCCCATTTTACAGACACACTCATTGCCTCGGAACTTGTGCCTTTGAGTGTTAATAGTAATCCTCTGAAATATTCTATAACTGCTTTACCACCCTCATAGCCGTCAGTGATCACTATGTCCTCTATGTGTTCAAGGTGTGTCCTCTTGAATTCAGTAAGGACATCTTCTATCAACATTGTTAGTCCTCTTTGTATTCGCCGTCTTTAATCTTAAGCACGTTCTGTTTGATGTCTCTGTTCTCTTTGATACGGGCGACGCCTTTGCTGAACTTGGATGCGTCCATGTTCTTCAGTGCTGAGTTGAATTTCTTTTCTAGTTTAAATGCTGTGTCTTGGTCGAAGTTCTCCCTGATGTATGTCATCAGTCTGATAGCACTCTCTAGGATATGAGATGCCCTGCTCTCAACCACTTCTTCCTTGTCCCTCTTAAGGGGCATTGAGCTCAATTCTTCTAATAGACTTTTTGTGTGTTTTTGCATTGTAGGTATTTACACTTTATTATAGCACAATTCTAGCATAAGTCTACGATCTAATGCTTTCTTTGTAACGTAACAGGTATTTTTCTAGTATTCTGTACTGTGCTGGTGCGTGGTGTATGTTGTAATCAATTTTTTCTTTGTTTTCAAGGGAGTTCCACATATACCTGTTGCCACAGAAATTGAATAAATCAAGGACTTTTTTGTTTTCCTCTAACAACTTTAACTTTTCAAATCCTTTGTAGTCGCTCAGATGTACTTTGTCGAACTCATTACACATATCAAACATAAGATAGTCTACCTTGTGGGCGTCTAGGAAACCACTGAGCAGTACCGCTTCGGTGAACAACTTGTCCCAGAAGCCTCTGATGGTCGGAGATATGCCATTGAAGTACTCTATCAGTTTTTTCAGTTTGTCCTTGTCAACGTCTGGATCAACTTTCCTAACAGTTTCTTCTTTGGGGTCGGACTCTAGGTATTCTGCCCTCTGTATGGGAAACCATAACCCGTCTATCTGATCGTCAATCGCACTCACCGTCCACTCCCATCTGGTGTAAAATGTTATAGGGATCACTACGAAATGTGGATAACCGTTCTGTGCTATCCATTCCACTGTGGACCTACAAGTCCTATGGAAACTGGTTCCAACTTTTGAAATATTCACATAGTCATCACACCCCAGAGATTCTATGAATTCAGTGCTGGGTGTCCAACTATTGCCAAAACTACAACCGTTTATGAGCAATCTCTTCATTGTTTGTCTGCCTCGAATGTTCTGGTCACATCAACAGTTGACCTTACTTTGCCAAAGTATTTACTGAAAGTGCTCAGACAGGCGTCGTGTAGATCTTTGTGAGTGGTTGAACAGGCATCGTCAATTATTGTAACCGAATATCCCCTGTCTGCGGCTTCACGTGCTGTTGACTCCACGCAGACGTTTGTTGACACTCCTGTGAAGTAAAGATGTTCCACATTTATATCTTTGAGCAGTTGTTCTATGTCTGTTGAAGCGAATGCTCCCATTGATGTTTTTCTAAGAATGTGTTCTCCGTCAATTGGTTTGAGCTCGTCTATGATACTGTGTGCAGGTCCCCCCACATAGTTGCCAACCTCCTTGTAAAATTCACGCATGTGACTTGGAATATCTCCGCAGTCCTCCGTGCTTGATCCGGCTGTGAGATAAATGACCTTGCCTCCCATGTCACGCATCAGTTTCAATAAGGACTTGATATTAGGAATCACGACTTCCTTGATCCTTTGGAATCTCCAATCAGTGATCGTATTGCCTTCCGCCTGCATTTTTTTGGCCAGTGGACCTTGGTGATGTCCGGTTGCGTACTGCATATCAACGACGACCAAGGCCGATTTGCTTATATCCGCCCGCACCTCGATGTTCAGTTGTTTAGAATAGTCTTCGACTACAGCACTCATTATCTTGTTTTTCTATAAACGAAATACTTACGTTGGTTGGTATCATCACGTATGTCAAGTATTTTAAGATTATAAATCTCTGAGAGTTCTATGATGAAAGGCACATTCCAAGCAAAGAATTCTATCCAGTCTGCTTCAGGCTTGTCGTGTTGCACACCTGGGTTGACCCTGAAGAACATCGTCCCATTGTCTGCCAATAGGTTCACACATCTTCCTACCTCGGCAACGATCTTGTCTCTGGCGCCAAAGTTCACAGATCCCAAACAAAGTATAACATCATACTTTTCAGCAGTCTTATATTCTAGTGTGCTGATCTGTAGATCTGCCTTGTTATTGTATGGATCAATGCCCACAAGATTATCTATACGTCCTTTGAATTCGTTGTACCCACAACCAACGTCTAGCACTGCCCTTGGTTTGAGACTGTTGACTTCGTCAATCAGTTGTACACCCGAGTACTTCCATTTCTTCATATCGTTCTGCCAATACTTGGAAAAGTATTTGTGTAGGCAGGCATCGTCGATGGCCTCCACGTACTGTTCTATGGTTTCACATCTATCTACTTCCACACCAAATGTTTCCATTATGTAGGGTTGATTTATTTTTGTTAGATCGTTCTGTGTATCTCCTAATAATCTAGCAAATATTTTTTTATTCACGTATTTCTCCTGTGTTGAAGTTCAATTTGTTGGTAAACATATTCATAATGTTGACATGTGCCTGCTTTGTTGGATGACCAGACCATGGATTCACTAAATTCTTTTCCTTTGCTAGTTTAATTTTATCGTCAGTGTCAGTCCACGTGCTCATATGTGGTTCATTATTTTGCTGGTAGTCATCGACTAGTTTTGAAAGAAGTGACCAACCGTCAAAAAGAAGATTATCAATTTTACCTGGCCAGGTTTGTTCTTGGAATGTGTTGAACCAATAATTTTTAATACTTCTTTGTTTACAATACGCATTGAACATAACGATCTGTCTGTAAAGGTGTGCGACTTCGACTTCTTCTTTGAAATACTTCTTCAACATTATCTTTGCCATGCTGTCGTGGGTGTCTGAAAGCACCACCCTTACGAAATCGTCCTTGCTGATATCGAAAAACTCAAATCTGTATAAAGAAGTAATTCCCCATAAAATGATCATGTCATCAACTTTGTCCTGGGTTTCTAGGAAATCTATTGCCTTCCTGAATTGTGATGGATTAGAACTACCACCCTTAGATAGATTTTTATTTGTGAGATTATATTTTTCACTGATCAAACCACGGAAACTGTAAGTGTCGGCATCTGTTCTGTTTTGGTAAATTTTTTGATATTCCTTAGATGATTGTCCTTCGTCGTATCCACAACCAATTCCCCACACCCAACTATCGCCTAAAGTCATCAGCCTAGTTTTTTCCATACCACTAGTATATACAAAATTGTTTGAAGACTAAACCTTTTTCTTGATCTGTTTTGATAAAATTTCTTTGGTCTTGTCTGAGATCACACCAGTAATAACCAACATAGGCCTAGGCTTGTTGCTGGCATTGGCTGTGGCGTGTGGAATGTTCTGCCAATCAAACTTGTGTATGTCTCCTGCCCTCCATCTGTCGAACTGTTCGTTTCCATACATAATGAACTGTCCAGGCTCCCAATCCTGTAGCATAACCATGATACGGACGACATTATTTGGATCAGCATCCAGGTCATACAATTTGTCTACGTGCATGTTTAACACCTCACCTGTGAACTGTATGTGAAGTTTAGATCTCACACTAGACAGAGCAAAGAAATCTGTCATACGTTGTAGTGTTGGACATTTAGTGAAATCTTTCAATCCCCTGTAGATTGTCATCTTAGGATCAGCACCTGCTTCCTTTAGATCATTCTCTTCTGCTTCCACATCTATGTTGATGTTCTCTCTGCCTGTGCCTTCCCTACGGTTGGCCCAGTTCAATGGTTTGGCATCTTCTATCACTGCCTGTAGTTCTGTCTGCCATCCACCTGTGAACTTGCCCAGGTGTTGGACACAATCCGTGTCTTTGTGCCACTTGTTGAAGTGATAGTTGCTTCTTGCTTTTGCGTCTTCCCAATTACTTGTAGACATAAACTTGTATTCCTTTGTCTGCGTAATTATGTAGCCGTCTCTTTGTGTTGGGGAAACTTATTTCTAGCAACCTACAAAGATCAACATTGTCTTTGGGTTTGTGAATTCTGTCTTTGTTATCTTTGATAAACTGCATAGTGTCTTTGTTCTCTGACTGTATGTGATCCCACATACGATCTAGGTTCTCATACCACTGATAGTTGGGATATGTTATCGTGAACTCCCCACACAGTTTCCACCATTCCAGGCACTCGAAGTCATTCCTGTACACCATCACGATCGGATGGCCCTTATCTTTGAGTTCATTCAATCTGTGTGCGAATGTGTGTGATTTTATAATTCTTTTACCTGTGCCCGAGAAAGGTCCGTCCCAGTCTATGTTCACGAACTCCATTCCCGGATCCCAGTAAGCACCGATGTGCATTAGATGTTTATTGCCAGGGGTGTCAGCATCGTGCCAGTAGGTTCTTGCCTCAGAATAGTCTGTGTGATCTATGTCATCACTCCAGTAGATATTCTTGACCACACTACTCCACTTTGATCCTGGTGCCCCTGTAAACAATATGTACATTATTTGGTCAACTCTTCCTTGTAGATGGCATTGTAACCCAACTGATTCTTTCCAAAATCAGATAGTGTCTTCAATGCACCCGGTGTGATGAATGACTTCAGTGTTCTAACTGCGGCGTCACCTTCCTCACCTGTTCTCCACTCGTACTTGCCAACCTTCTTCTCGATTGCGGCAACTGACTCTGGATCCTTGATCATCTTGTCAAGTGCGGCAACAAGTTTAGCCTTGTTGGGATTGCCCTTGTTCACCCAAAACGCTTTCTGTAAAGCATCTCTCCAACTCTTCACAAGTTTGTAAGCATCGTAGAAGTCACCACTTGGTGCAACACCGTGCATTTTTTCAAACAGTTCTTCGAAAGTTGGCTCGGTGAAGTTTGGATCTTTATCGTGTCCGCCCGTCTTGACGTTTAGTAGTCCATGATGGAACCAAGTGTAGGCGTCGCCTTTCTTGATCACCGGCATCACGTGTTTCTTGTATGCGGCAGGGTTCTCCCTGGTTGCATTCAAGTCACCTCTGATGAACGCAAGTCTCCTCTCAGAGCCTCTCATTCCTTTCACCCATACTATCTTGTCTTCGAATGTTTTAACAGGATCATTGTTTGGTCCTGCAAGTAACATAACGATAGCCATGATCTCTGGAGTCATACCAGATCCTGATGGAAACTGTATCGGTCCATTTGTCGTATCCGCTTTGTTCCTAGCACCCACAATGATGTTTAGGTTCATGTGTCCAACAGACTCCCAATCGAAGTAATTGTAATCAACAGGCTCTGTAAGATATGATATACCATTACCTCCGTGTGATACAAGTATCGTCTTGTCATCGAACCTCAGTTTGTTTTGGAACTCGTTTGGTCCCAGTTGGTCTCTCGCACCTGGCTTGTAGATAAGATTGATCTTCTCTCCCAGGTGTTTCTCCCATTCCGCTACAACTATCTGTGCCCACACAGAAGTTCCACCAGATGGTTTTTGTGGCACGATCAAGTTGTAATCTGCCAAGGCTGTTGTTGTCATCAACACCAAAGCCATTATTGTTTTCTTAAGCATAGTCTAATCGACTCCTCTTTGTTATTCCCCAATACAATAATGCAAATACACAAATCATTATGCCAATGAAGATCGGTCTAGTGATCAGATCGTCTACCGTATGCAAGGATGTTAGTTGATAAGTGAGGTTGTAAATCCTGTCACTCAATATGTACCCAATCAGCAGTGCTGGCCTGCTGATTTGGAATTTTTTACACAGCACCCCGAATATCGAGAATGCTGTCAGTACCGCTAGGTCTTCCCACCCGCCTGTGTACTGTAAGGTTGCCCAAACAATCACGGCAAGAATGAAAGGGAAATAGTAAACGTATGGAATACGTGTCACCCACCCTGCGAAATATGCCAGTCCATAACATAAGACAGCAGTGATGATCGTTCCAAGTAGGAACGCATAGGTCATGCTGTCAAATAATCTGTCGTCATAGAATGTATCGGGTGATCCCAGGTCAATGCCCAGGTATAGAAACAGTCCCATCAGTATCGCGGCGAAACTCGCACCAGGGATACCAAACAAGACTGTTGGAATGAATGACGAGGCCTTCTGTGCGTTGTTGGCCCCCTCGGCACCCACGACTCCCCTTACATTACCATCACCAAACTTCTCTTTGGGATTGGCCGCGACCGTGGCACCGTAAGCCAACCAGTCTGCCATCGCACCTCCCAAGCCTGGAAGTAGTCCTATGAAGGAACCTATTGCTCCTCCCCTCACACTGTCCTTCCAACATCTGACGGTATCTTTCACTCCTTGTTTTAGATCTTGCCAACTGCCGTGTTCTGCTTTTATAGTTGTGGTCTTCTTCCTGTTGAACCATCCGTCCCACAGTTCAGGTATTGCGAAAAGTCCTGCCATGTAAGGTAAAATCTGTACACCGTCTTCCAGGTAACGCCAACCCATTGTGAATCTCGGCACGTTGTTCACGTCCACACCAACTAGTCCTATGGTAACACCTAAAACTATTGCGAGAACACTTCTGACATATTTCCTAGTGGATACAAATCCCACAGTGACAAACGCCAACAGCACCAATGCCCACAGTTCGGGTATGCCCATGTACATTACAACTTTGGTGTACCAAGGTAAGAAAAGGAATGTTAGCGATCCCCAAAACAGACCATTACAAGTCGACGAAGTGATCGCGGCACTCAATGCTCTAGTGGCTTCTCCGTTCTTGGCCATTGGAAAACCATCCACCATTGTGGCCGCCGCAGAATTGGCTCCCGGTATGCCCAACAGCACACCTGCAAATGAATCACCGGTTGTTGATGAAGCGACAACTGCCACACAGAATATCACGCCCAGGTAGGGATCTCCCACGAAGTAAGGCATGACTCCAAATAGTGTGATTAGACCTGTTGTTGCTCCCGCGGCTGGTATTAGGCCAATGATCAAGCCGTAAACAATACCTGCCATTAATATAGCAAGTTCCATATCGATTTCTTTGGGATTTGTTGTGAACTTCCTTTGGAGCGTTACAACAGATTATGTATTATTAATTATGCTTTACACTATATACTTTATATGAAACTGAGTCAACAACAGAAACGCAGGATGTACTCACACTATGATCACGACATCGACGTAGAAGATGACTTCTGGCCCATCATAGGCATACTGTTGACCATATTATGCGTATGGACTGGAATAGTACACTTCATCGACGCAGTGACCATGGACACCATCCCATGGTACGCTGAGCCATTCACTATAGTGCCTGTGATATTCCTGATCATCATGAAAGAAAGATTTGATTCACTCAATCCTTTACATTGGTGGCCAGCGGTATGGGGGTATACAGCCAAACTGCCCGAGGATGACAGGATAACGATCAGGCCATTGGACTCTGAACGTATATTGAAGGAACACGGCGGACGATTGAATGTTTTTATTGTGGATTACGAACACGTCAAATTCCGTCGTAAAAAGGACGCCGTGATCTTTGGACTCAGGAACCTTTGGTGATCAACAGTTCAAGATCGTGTGCTACCTTTTCGTTTTGTTCTTTGGTTAGATGATTGAAAAGATCTTCGCTGGCGACGTTGTTGGCCATGTTTTCTCCGTACAATGGCATAAGGGTGTAGTCAAGCACAGGCGTGTTCTTTATCTCAACTCCATAAGTTTGGAATGAAAACAGTTGTACCACGTTGTGTCTATCAACAAGTTTTGAAATAATGTTCTGATCGAACCATTCTATGCTGGCCTTGTATTTGAAATGATTGATCTTGGGAAAGTCGAGGTGTTTTATGTACAGGTCACAGGCCCTCTCTAGATCGTTTTCACTTTTCTCATCCAATGCCCAAGCAGGCAACAGCACATCCGGATGATACAGCCTGTCAGGATCTGTGTACACTATCACGATGTTGTCTGGCAGTTGATTTTTATCGTGAAGTTCCATGAAGCGATCGAACATATACCAGATGCTCGTACCACCAACTCCCCAGTGGGTTACGGTTCCGACTCCCAACCTATTGGCCAAAAGGTTACAATAACTGCCTTGGTTGATGCTGTCAGCACAGAAACTGTCTCCGAAGTAACCTATGGTTCCAGTTTTGTTTCGATCAATGACTACTGGTCGCTGTGGATGGATGTATTGCTGTCTCACTTTTTCTTGAACACCGTGCCGTACTTGTTTTCATACAGTTTCAGTTTGTCAGATAATTCTTTCACGATCTGTTGATAGTCCGCGACCTGTACCTCGAGGTTGCCTATCTGAGCCCTCAGTAATCTGACTTCGTCCTTACTTGCCCTGTCCTGCATACGCCTTGTAACTTCTCTTCTTGTGCTTGTTCATAGAGCTCATCTTGATCCTGCTCTTGTTCTTGCCCTGGGAAGTCTTCTTGGGTTTGCCCGGTGTGTATCCTGAAACATTAATTGCCATACTCATATATTATAGTAGACAGTTCTTTAAGTCAAGTATATAATGTAAATAATATTATGATCAAATATCAATTGAGATGCAGATGCAACCACGAGTTCGAAGGTTGGTTCCCAGACAGCAAAGAATACAAGAGACAGAAGAACAAAGGAATGATCAACTGCCCGATGTGTGACAGCACCGCAGTGGACAAGGCCATAATGGCACCTAATGTAAAAACCTCAAAGAAGAAACAGGTACCAGACGACTACTTTGTGATGGGCGAGAGTGCAGAACAGATCCTGCGTAAACTCAACAAGAAGATCAAGAAAGATTACCAGGACGTTGGTAAGAACTTCGCCAAAGAAGCAAGGAAGGCACACAAAGGCAAACGAGACCAGAAGTTCTACGGTAAGCCAACCAAGGAAGAGACCAACAAACTGTTGGATGAGGGCATAGACCTGTTCGCGGTGCCGGACTACAAGGACAATTAGTCGCATAAAAGTTGATCTTTTCATTACGGTTGACATAATACACTTTCTAGTATATAATTGTAAACATGGAACGTAGGATAACAGAGATTGAAACTCCAGAGTTACGTAACCATAACAATAACAATAAGGAAAAGGAAACAATATGCTAACAAGTATGTTCAATACACTTTTTCCATCTACTAAGAAGGAAACAAAAACCATGGCAAACTCAACACAATACGTTGTATACACAAGAAACTTCAAATCAAGAGCGAAGCAGATTGGTGTATTTGCGGAGCCGGCTTCAACTTACAAAGTGAATGGTGAAGTACACGGTGGTAAAATCAAGTTCAAAAACCTAGCAGTAAAAAACACTGCAAGAAAAACAGCGACTAACAAGTTGTTATCTAAAGGTTTAGATTTTACAGTAGAAGTATTAGGTGTAGCACCTAAGAACTCTGCTTTGACTATGAAATCAAACATCATTTCATTATTAAGAAAATCAGGCAGAAAAGTAATCAACTACTCTGCGTAATTGATTAATTCCAAAGGGGCGGTACAGAAATGTATCGCCCTTTTTTTGTGACTTAAATATCGGTATGGAAACAATCAGAGAGCAACTGTCTTCACGATATCGCTTTTTAGATCTAGAAGATTTTTTTTGGGGGGATCACCAAGGGATGATGTCACTGCTCAAAGAAGCCATTGCCAGAAATGAAAATATAATATTATACCATCAGGAAAATATAGATTTCTACCACGTAGACTATAACGGAGTGCCATGGATCAAAACCATCCAGATGACAGAACTTAAGAATTTAGTAAGTGAGCACAGAGATAAGATCTGTGTCCTGGCACACGGTGTTCATGACAATTTTCCTTTTGAGTACATCAACCATTATGATTTCTGGATAGACATCAGGAATAGAAACAATGGTATCAAATTTTCAAATACTGAAAAGAAAAAGGAAAAGGATTTTCTGTTTCTTATGCGTAGACAGACAGAACACAGACACAGACTGCGTGAGAAACTACAAACACGAGGTTGTTTGGAAAACAGCCTGTATTCATACATAGACGGAGAGGAATCAATCTACCTACCACCGGAATACGAACACGAGAAATTCAATGACCCAGAATTCAAACTGGAACAGTGCTATTACGAACCAGCGATATGGCAGGTGTTGCCTCAGCAATATGATGCAACCAAGTGGTCCATCGTGGCAGAGACAGTCGAGACCAACGGTGTACATTGTTTAAGTGAAAAGTTATTCAAACCGTTGATAGGCGGACATCTTTTTGTGGTGTTGGCGGGTGCGGGTTACCTTTCATACCTGCGATCAGTGGGTTTCAAAACTTTTGGTGATTACATAGATGAATCTTATGACGATGAACCAGATATAGAATTAAGGATTGACAAGATCGTTGACCTATGTGTCAGTCTAAAACATAAGGACTACTTGGACCTGCAGGGTAGCATACAAGGAATAATCAAACACAATCAAGAGTTGTTCTTTAACGACAGTCATCTAGAATCATTAAATACTCATATTATAAACAAGATCAACGAGTATTTCAAAAGATGATAGATGGTAAAATCACAGTGGCATGGACTGAAGATGATTACATCAATTTGCCATGGTCCACAAATGATGTTCACGAGGAAAAGTTCAATTCAACCGTTGAGACAAAGAACTACAACGTGGGAGTGTCCATGTGTTTTGATGAACAATTACTGAAAAAGTTTTACGATGCTGTTTCTTCTTTACCGCTTGAGAAAAAAGTTGTTGCTGTCAACAAACTTTCTCCAGGACAGATACTTCCTTATCATACAGACAAATACAAGACCTACAGGGATAGAAACAACATAAATGAAAATGACGCCGTCCAAAGAATAATAGTGTTCTTACACGATCAAAAGGCGGGACACCAACTATGGATAGGCAATCGTTTCTGTACCGGAGATGCCGGCAGTTATTTTGGTTGGGGACAAGGCACAGAGCACATGGCCGCTAATCTAGGGCACGAGGACAGATACATTCTACAGGTCACGGGATTGAAATGTTAAGCAGGAACGAATACAGTCAATTGAAAACAGTGATAGTCGGTGATGCCACTGGTGCGAAGATTCCTGCACACGATATCAGTTTGCGTTGTGTGAACTACGCTGACAAGTCAAGCGATGATCAATTGCCAACACCAGGACCATATCCTAAACAGGTGATTGATGAATCAAATGAAGACATAGCAAAGTTCATACAGTTCCTGGAGGGAGAATCGGTAAACGTACTGCGTCCTGATCCCAAACACGATCCAGAGTATTATACATATTGTCCAAGGGACACAGTTTTCGTACACGGAGACAAGGTACTGTTCACACCAATGGCATTGAGGGCAAGGGCACAAGAGTTTCAGGCCTACATTGATTTGTTCAAACCCTTTGATGTGCGTAAGGAAGTTGTAATGATAGACAGAGATGACAACCTCTACAATGACAAATGCATCGGTGATCCAAACGTACTGGCACTTAACGAGACTGTAAACTGTTTTGATGCCGCCAACGTGCTGAGACACAACGACGACATATATTATTTGGTAAGCAACAGCGGAAACAAGAAAGGTGCTGAATACCTACAAGGATTCTTAGGCAACGAAGTAAAGGTACACACACTTGAGGACGTGTATTCCTATATGCATCTTGACAGTACAATCGCTTTCCTACGAGATGGTTTGCTGTTGGTCAATCCAAGTAGAATAAAGGACAAGGAACAGTTGCCAAAGTCATTACAGGATTGGGATATAATATGGGCACCCGAGCCAGTGGAGATAGGACACTACCCTGGCCTGTGTAACTCAAGTCCATGGTTGAGCATCAACTTACTTTCTATCAACGAGAAACTGGTAGTGTTAGAAGAACACCAGCACAATCTCAGACAAGAGTTGGAGAAACACGGAATAGAATGTGCCATGTTACCTCTGAGACACGCCGTTACCTTGGGAGGTTGTTTCCATTGTATAACAGCAGATGTGGAGAGGCAGGATGTTTAAGGTCACACACCAATGGAACAAACTGAAAACCTGTGTGGTTGGCAGTGCCTATCCACCAGAAGTTTTTGATTTCATCAAGGACGCGAAGTTGAGAAACAGTTTTGAGAAACTTGCCATAGAGACGGAAGAGGACATACAACAACTCGCCAAGTTCCTACAATCATTTGGCATAGAAGTTGTGAGGCCAACAATGCCCAAGGACTTGAAGGAATTCAGGATAGACAAAGGTTACATAGCACCTCCCATATCGGCCAGAGATTTCATGACAATGGTAGATGACAAACTGTACTACCCAGGACTGCCCAACGTGAATCACGCCTGGAACACATTCAAGGACAAGAAGAATCTAGAAGACATCACCAGAGAAACAATACACACAGACAAAAACGTAAGGGCACAGTGGTTACAGTTCCAAAGGGAAGACAAGGCAGTGTTTGACAAGAAGGTTGGTTTCTACAAGGACATCTTTACTTTGGCACTGCAACAGGGCAATGAAGTTGTTGCCAGTCCTATAGACTACATGAACTCCTCATTCATCACAAGATTGGGAGACAAGATGATCGTTGGCACACAGAACTACTATGACAATCACGGCGAGATCAAAGACAGGTTCTCGAGACTGTTCCCTGGTAAACAGATACACGTGGCATCGAGTGAAGGGCACTCAGATGGATGTTTCACTCCTATAACCGAGGAACTGATCATATCTGCCTACGAGGCCATAGACTACAAGACCACTTTCCCCAACGCGGAGGTCGTAGAAGTGCCACCAGAGATAACACTGAAGGACAACAAGTTCAAACAGAAGATACTGACAGGAGAGCACAAATGGTTCTTGGAAGGCATGGAGAACGACAAGGCTTTGGTCGAAATGGTTAATCACTACTTCAACACCTGGATAGGAGATGTGAACGAGACAGCGTTCATGGTAAACATCTTGATGCTAGACAAGAAGAATGCTTTGTGTAGCACAGACAACAAGCAGGTGAGGGAAGCGATGAAGAGACACGGGGTTGAATTACACATCACACCATTCAGACACAGATGGTTCTGGGACACAGGCATACATTGCCTGACACAGGATTTGGACAGGGACTAATGGAAGCAGTAAGGAAATTCGAAAAGGAACTAGCAGAATTTTATGGAGCACCATACGCCGTGGCTACTGACAGTTGTACCCACGCCATCGAGTTGTGCCTCCGACATAGGAAACCCGCACCAGGTATAGAACTGACAATACCCTCGAGGACATACATCAGCATACCTTTCACTTTGATCAAACTTGGACTGGAATGGAAATTTATAGATCAGGTTTGGCAGGACTTCTATTACATAAACGGAACTAACGTGATCGATGCCGCTGTGTATTTTCAGCGAGGAGGCTACGTTCCTAACAGTCTGATGTGCCTCAGTTTTCAGTTCAGGAAAACATTAAGCCTGGGCAGGGGTGGTGCCATACTCTGTGAGAGAGCAGAAGATTATGAAACACTTAAAATGATGTCATACGACGGACGATCAGATGACAAACCCTGGCGTGAACAGAACATCTCACAGATGGGGTATCATTACTACATGACACCCGAGACGGCAGAACTAGGAAGTAGCAAGTTAAAGACAGCAGTTCCTAAACCCGTACAGGGCAGTGATGACTACCCGTATCTTCCAACAATGGATATCTTTAAATAAGGCTAACTTGATCTTGTGTTTCCAAAGTGTATCACGTGATATCTTTCATCACTGAAGCACCTCCACGGATCGACAACCGTTGAACCAGGCTTGAGATCGAAATGCAGTTTCTGTTTGTACACCTTACCGGTGTGTGAATAAGTGGTCTGGGGATCGTGTGCCATCACGCAGACACAGTCTTGTTCACCATCTAAAATGTCATCTGTCTCTTTGTCGGCGAACTTGACTTCGACGCCCATCTCCGTCAGATAACCTGCCAACAGCACAGAGGGTGAACCAATGGTGTAAGGCACAGATGGCTTATAGGCCTTACCGTTTATCACACAAGGTTTACTCTGTTTCTTACAGATGTCAGCGATAAAGACAGCCATGTTTTTTGTCTGTTGCTCTCTGGCATGACTAATGGCATTGAAAAGATCGTATCCCAGATCTAGTTTTTCGGCCAACCAACTGAGTGCTATATTATCTCGTGGATGACAGGCACCACCATCACCCATACCTGATTTGTAATATCCTTGCCCTGTTATCCTGATGTTGGCTGTTTTGAATGCGTCTGTGATCTTGTCAACGTTCATGTGTCCTATCTTCTGTGCCACGTCCTGTATCATGTTAACGAGACTGAGTCTGGCTGAAATCATTGTGTTATAGAATATTTTGAAACCTTCTGCTTCTTCCCAGGTACCTATCATTTGCTTGGCACCGTTGAGTATCAACTTCTTATAGAAGCGTGAGACTATCCTTGCCGCTCTGGTCTCCTCACCGTGTTCTGTTCCTATGATCACCATGTCTGGGTGTACCATGTCATATGCCTCTGATCCCATTGCTATAAGATATGGGTTGTAAACGAACTGCATATCCTTTGTGTACCTTGAGAACTCTCTCCTTGTGGTTCCTGGCAACACAGTGCTTATGAGTGCCACTATCTGGTCCTTGTTGGCGTATCTCTGGCACTGTTTCAAAACTCCAATCACTGTTGTGTAGTCGAAGTCCTTGTTGGGCAAGTGGGTAGTTGGATTACTCCCGTCGTAGTCTTTGTCGTGTGGTGTTGGGACTGCGACAAATATTATCTCAGTGCCCTGAAAAACCTGTTTGATGTCACTGGTAATTTTTACGTGTGGAGACACCCTGTGTTCTACGTCATACCCGATCACAGTGTGCTGTCGTGTCATTTCCTCCGCACAGGGAAGGCCTAGTTTACCAAGTCCTATGAAACCTATCTTCATTTTATATTTAATTTATGCCACTGTTTGAAATCCATGAGATGCTTGTGATTGTGTTCTAGTATTGGAGTCATCTCTTTGAACATCGATAGCAACTCCTCTTCGGATTTGGCACAAAGATTCTTAAGTATTTTGGTCAACTTTGATATCTTGTTGAAATCTGTAGTGCCCATATCATCGTAACTCTCGTCCCAAAAGTCACTGAAAGTTTTGAATCCTATTTCCTTTAGGTAGGCCAGTGTGCCGTTGTCGCCGTTGATCAGGAAAGGTCTACACAGGTTGATACACCTATAGGTCTTTTCGGTAACAAAGGTCAGATGATCGATCTGATGCGTCTCGTTGACTAGATTAACAAACACATCTTCCAGCAGAAAAGTCTCATCCTGTCCATTGGCGTGGGTCAGCACCTTGTCGTTGTTTGGCTTGTCGATGTCGTAGGGCAGTGACTTGATGAAATTGTCACAGGAATCTTGGTCCCAGCAATCTAGACTGGCGAGGTATTGATTAGTGGTCAGCACACCCCCATTCATGTATTTGAAATCGTCATACTCGGCACAGGAGACCTTGCCGTGCTTCAGCAGGTCGTTCTTGTACAGGGAGTAGGTCATGCCATACCTGTGGTGCCTCTTGACTCCTCTGCCCATGGATATGAAAACTTTATTGATTTGCTCGAGTCCAAGCCAGGGCATTTTCATTTTCTTCTGCTCCTCGAGGAAATAATCAAAGTGTATGAACTTGGCTTTTACCCAATCGGGTATGATGTCTTTCACGCACACCAACCATACGATGTTTTGTTCTTTGATACCGTGTTTTTCAAACTGTGCTATGACTTTTGAGTATGTGCTCCGTATTGGTCCTCTTTCAAATATGGGCCACGCTTCCGAGATCATGAATATTATTGGTACTAGTTTTTCTTCCTTAAGGAGTTTGAGATGATCATCATCTATGAGACTACAGAAATCCATTGTTTCCATTGTGAATGGTTCTCTAATAAAGAACGGAAAGTAAACGGTTGGTGCCGACGCTGGCCAGGTATCATCCCAAACGATCTTCGTGGAAGGATCAATGAAGTGTGGTATACAACCTTTCATTTCTGCTAGTGTTTCAAAATGTAGGCTGGCACTGGAATCGAACCTCTCGTGAAACTCTTTATTGTCTATTATGGTAAATCTAATGTCATTCATTGGACTACCATATTTAATCCTGGAGTATTATGTGTATGGCTCGCTATTGGCTCGCTATTAGGTCTTTGAATTTTGAGATTATTTTGAATAGTCTGGCAGAGGTCCACCGTACTTCTTGCCCTTGATACGTTTACCACTGACCTTCATGGTCTTGCCGCCCACTTTCTCGTTACGCTTGCCGGTGCGTTTCATCTTGCCCTGTGATTTACAACTGCTGACCCAACTGGCGGGCAGGCTCGACATAGGTTTGCTACACGCTCCTTTGGGTGCTGGTCCTATGTTCTCGTGTGTGTTGTATATCTCGAATATCTTCATCGCAACTGTATTTAACACATCTATCCGGGTCAAGTTGATCTTGTACAAAGTGTAGCACCTGTAATAAAATGTTATCAGTTCGTTAGTTTAAGCATCAGTTTAAGCATCAGTTTAAGCATTAGCATTAGCATCAGTATTAGCATTGTAAGGTTTAATGTGTAAGGTGTAAGGTCTATAAATACTCATATGAAGATCACAGAAATCACCTTAGTGCCAATCAAACTAGATGACACTAAATCTAGTGCCACAATATCTAGTACCATCAAAGGAGACCAGACACAAGATATAGTGCCACAGGATATAGTGTCAGAGAATATATCGGCACTGGAGGTTGACAGCATTGAGGAACACCCAGACCATTCCGCCATCGCTGAAGGCGTGAGCCAGATCCTGAGACGAACCAAGGGCCGTAAACCCAAACAAGGATTCAGGTGTTCATCGGGACCAAGGAAAGGTCGTATCGTGGCCAAGCCATCGACCTGTTTCCAAAGGACAGACCCTGTGAAGTCCGCCAAGATCAGGAAGAAGCGTCAGGCCAAGGCCACCATCGCGGGTAAGAAATTGGCCCAGACCAAGAGGGCAGGTGCGGGTTCACTGAGGTTGAAGGGTGCCCAGATCAAGAAGAGATCCCAAAGGGGCAAGAGTTTCAGCCCAAAATTAGGTGGTAGGTCACCTATCAAATCTAAGGTAGTCAAACCAAAGAAATGAAATACATAGATTGGGTAAGAAGGCAGATACGCCTTTTGAAACTTTCAAATGTGATCCGATTTCCTATAGAGAAAAGATCGGAACAGATCCAAAAGGAAAAAAAGGACTAGTCCTCTAATTCGATACCATCAGCCTTCAAGGCCTCTTCTACCACCACTCTGGGTGAGTAGGTCCAAACGGTGAATGAAGCCGAGTTCATCTCGTCTCCGTCGACCACTCCCTCTATGCCCTGTCGCTTTA